AGGGACATCATCTTGCTGAGGGGGAAGGGTGGGTTGGGGAGTACGAAGAAGATTGTTGATAGGTTAGTGAAGATTGGTGCGGTGAAGAGGGTTGAGGGGATGGGGAGGTCTGTGCGGCCCGTGTACGTAAATTTCAGAGACATCGAATGAGCTACTACAAGCGACCGTGCTTTGCGAGGATCTACTTCTGGCTATTTGTAGTGGCTATTGCTGTTGGCTTGCTGGCGGGGCTGTATGAAGCTAGATGATCTAGTGGCGAGTCTGAGCCCTGCGGATCAGGAGAAGTTGCTCCAGCAGGTACAAGACTACAAGGATGCTTTGGAGCGGGAGAAGTGCCAGAAGAGTTTCATGGCGTATGTGAAGAAGATGTGGCCGGGGTTCATTCACGGAAGACATCATGCTTTGATGGCGAAGAAGTTTGAGGAGATTGCGGAAGGGAAGTTAAAGCGGTTGTGTATCTCGTTGCCACCTCGGCATACAAAAAGCGAATTTGGCTCTTTCTTGTTACCGTCTTGGTACATGGGGCGGTATCCAAACAAAAAAATTATGCAAGCGTCTAACACTGGCGAACTTGCAGTTAGCTTTGGACGCAAAGTGCGTAACCTTGTGATGAGTGAACAGTACGCTCAGATATTCCCTGATGTATCTTTGCGTCAAGATTCCAAAGCGGCTGGCCGATGGAGCACTAACAAGGGCGGGGAGTATTTTGCGTGTCTACGGCGGTACGCAATTGTAGAAACTACAAACGGGCCAATACCTGCTGGACAAGTTCAGGTTGGTGACCGCCTGCTGAATTGCGGGCATCCAGTCACAGTGCTGCGCATATACCATAGCAAACACCTTCAAACATTTAGAGTTGCCGGTTTGGATTGCTCAGCAAACCATCCAATTTGGACGATGAACCGAGGGTGGGTAGAGGCTAGCAAACTGAAAGCCAATGACCTATTGCGAGTGGAGAGTATTTGGGATAGAATAAAGGCCTTTGTATGGAGGTCTTATGGCTATTTGGAACACTCCCGCGTATCACCGCTGGTACAACATCAAGTCCCGTTGCGAAAATCCAAACAACGAGAAGTACCCGTACTACGGTGGGCGCGGGATTACGTTGTGCAAGCGCTGGCAGGTATTCGAGAATTTTGTGCAAGATATGGGATCACAGCCGTCACCACTACATACGGTAGGGCGGATCAACAACGATGGCCCATACAGTCCGGAGAATTGCCGGTGGGAGAGTCCTATCCAGCAAGCCAACAACAGACGGACAAATGTACGTATCGAAGGCAAGACGTTGGCTCAGCATGCCAGAGAACTTGGGATAACGCCGGACGCGATTCGGTATCGTATTGCCAATGGCATGGAACCACTGAGCCCAACAAAACAGAGGAAGAAGAACTACGGTCGTATGGTGATCCAAAAAAACTTGGATGGCTCAGTTGTGTGTCAGCACGAATCATTAAAAATTGCTGGTCAGAAAGTCAATCCAACAAGCCCAGAAATTGGACTCAAGGGTGTATGGAGAGTATTGGAAGGGCAGCGCAAAACTTATGCGGGTTTTTGTTGGGAGTTCGCGCCGTTGGAAGCGTCACAGTAACTAACTCAAGCGCCAATTTTGTAAACTTTTTGACTGATGGTGACCATACGTTTTTTGCAGACAAAGTGCTAACTCACAATTGTGGTGTTGGAGGCACATTAACTGGCCGTGGCGCTGATCTACTGGTCATCGATGATCCCCATAATGAGGGCGAGGCCGCGCTTGCGGCGCATCAACCTGAGATTTACGACAAGTCTTACGAGTGGTTTACCTCTGGCCCGCGTCAGCGTCTCCAACCTAACGGGGCCATAGTCATCATCGCTACTCGCTGGAGTAAGCGTGACCTCATTGGCCGTGTACTTAAAGCCGCTGGCGAACTTGGCAAGGAAGATGAATGGGAAGTCATTGAACTTCCGGCAATCATGCCGTCTGGGAATCCTCTCTGGCCTGAGTTCTGGTCTCTTGGCGAACTCACTGCTCTGAGGGATGAACTTCCGCCTGCCAAGTGGAACGCTCAGTATCAGCAGAACCCCACTGCGGAAGAAGGCGCGATTGTTAAACGGGAGTGGTGGAAGACATGGGAGTCAGAAACTCCTCCCAGATGTGAGTTCATCATCCAGTCTTGGGACACGGCCTTCACCAAGGGTGAGAGGAACGACTACTCCGCGTGTACTACGTGGGGTGTTTTCCACATGAATGAAGATGAAAATGACGCAAACATCATCTTGCTGGACTGTTTTAAGAAGCGGATGGAGTTCCCAGAACTAAAGGAGAAGGCTCACTCTCACTATTTGGAGTGGGAGCCTGATGCGTTCATCGTGGAAGCGAAGGCAGCGGGCGCTCCATTGATCTTTGAACTAAGAAAGATGGGCATTCCGGTGTCTGAGTACACCCCAAGTCGGGGGAATGACAAGTTTGTGCGTATCAATTCTGTGGCAGACCTGTTCCAATCGGGTAAAGTCTGGGCACCTGACACCCGCTGGGCGAGAGAACTGATTGATAACATGGCCGCTTTCCCGAACGCGCAACATGATGACGACGTAGACTCGGCAGTTCAGGCCCTGATTCGCTTCCGGCAAGGCGGATTTCTCCGTCTTCAGACTGACGAGAAGGACGAGATACCGTCTTTCCGTCGCAAAGCCTCCTTCTACTAAGGATTTGACATGGCGACAAATTTTGACCAAGCCCTTGTTCCAATGGACATGGGTTTGATGAGCGACGAACCGGCAATTGAGATCGAAATTGAGGACCCTGAAGCCGTAAAAATTGGAATTGACGGGGTCGAAATTGATTTGATGCCAGAAACCCCCAAGGCAGATGAATTTGACGCAAACCTTGCGGAGTTCATGGACGAAGGGGAACTCCAATCCCTGGCAAATGAACTGGTTTCCCTCGTAGAAGCGGACATCAACTCCCGAAAAGACTGGTCTGAAGCCTACGTCAAGGGGCTTGAGGTCTTGGGGATGAAGTACGAGGACAGAACTGAGCCTTGGAGTGGGGCTTGCGGGGTGTATTCCCCGCTTCTGACCGAGGCGGCGGTGCGTTTTCAGTCAGAACTGATCACCGAAACCTTCCCGGCCCAAGGCCCGGTGAAGACTCGAATCATTGGTGAGGAAACGCCTCAGAAAAAGGACTCTGCCGAGCGGGTTCAGGACGACATGAACTACCGTCTTACAGAAGAGATGGTGGAGTACCGCCCGGAACATGAAAGGCTTTTGTTCAGCCTAGGTCTTGCTGGCTCTGCGTTCAAGAAGATTTACTTCGACCCCAGCCTTGAGCGCCCTGCTGCGCCGTTCATCCCGGCAGAAGACATCGTGATGCCTTACGGGGCCTCTAATATCTATAGTGCAGAGCGCGTGACCCACATCATGCGCAAGACTGAGAACGAGGTTAAGAAACTTCAGGTTGCTGGGTTCTACAAGGACGTAGAACTTGGTGAACCGATGCGATTCTTCTCCGATGTGGAGAAGAAAAAGGCAGAAGAGCAAGGGTATTCCCTTACTGACGACGACCGCTACCAGATCTTTGAGATCCATGTGGACTGGGATCTGGCGGGGTATGAAGACGAAAACGGCATCGCCCTGCCCTACGTGGTCACCATTGAACGCGGGACCAATCATGTCCTGGCTATCCGCAGGAACTGGAAGGAAGGCGACTCAAAGAAGCGCAAACGTCAGCACTTCTCCCAATACACGTACATCCCTGGCTTTGGTCCGTATGGTATTGGCCTGATCAACCTTGTTGGTGGGTATGCACGAGGTGGCACTTCGATCATCCGCCAGTTGGTTGACGCAGGTACGCTGGCAAATTTGCCGGGTGGATTGAAGACTCGTGGTTTGCGGATCAAGGGGGATGACACCCCGATTGCTCCGGGCGAGTTCAGGGATGTGGACATCCCGAGCGGGTCAGTGCGCGACAACATCATGCCGCTGCCGTACAAGGAACCGAGTCAGGTTCTGGCAGCGCTGCTTGAAAGGATCACGGAGGAGGGCAGGCGTCTCGCGGCCATCGCAGACCTCAAGGTCAGTGATATGTCTGCGCAGGCTCCGGTAGGAACCACGCTGGCAATTTTGGAGCGCCAACTCAAGACGATGGGCGCGGTTCAGGCGCGGGTGCATGACAGCCTGAAGATGGAGTTCAAACTTCTCAAGGAAGTGATTAAGGACTTCACTCCACCGGACTACTCCTACACCCCTGACGGCGCATCGCCTCGGGCCAAGCAGGCTGACTACGATGTAGTTGAAATCATCCCGGTCAGTGATCCCAACGCCGCTACGATGGCGCAGCGGATCATGCAGTACCAAGCGGCTCTCCAACTGGCCCAAGGTGCCCCACAAATTTACAACCTGCCGCAACTGCACCGACAGATGCTGGAGGTTTTGGGTATCAAGAACGCGGAGAAGTTGGTCCCGATTGAAGACGATCAAACCCCCAAAGATCCCATCTCCGAGAACATGGCTTTCCTTACTGGGAAACCGACTCAAGCGTTTATCTACCAAGACCACGAGGCGCATATCGCTACCCACATGGCGATGATGCAAGACCCGATGGTCATGGGGATGATCGGTCAGAGTCCGATGGCTCAACAGATGATGGGTGCCATCATGGCGCACAACGCCCAGCACTTGGCGTTCTTGTACCGTCAGAAGGTTGAGGAGCAGTTGGGTGTTCCGCTGACCGCGCCCGATGCAGAGTTGGACGAACAGACAGAAGTTCAACTGTCTAGGCTTGTCGCTCAGGCATCGACTCAGTTGATGAAGGTGAACCAAGCCAACGCCCAACAGCAACAAGCCCAGCAGATGGCTCAGAACCCTGAAGTCCAGATGAAACAGGCGGAACTGCAACTCAAGGCAGAAGAGTTGAAGCGTAAGGAGGCAGACAGTCAGCGCGACTTCCAGATTGCTCAAGGCAAGTTGCAGATTGAACAGGCCCGACTGGCGCTGGAAGCGCAGCGGAATCAGGGTGAAGATCCTCGTGTCAAGGCTTTGCGTGCCCAACAAGACTTGACTCACAAGGAACAAATTCACCAACAGAAGATGCGCCAGCAAATTCAGGCTGGGCAGATGAAGGCTATGCAGCAGGCCAATAAAGCTGCCAAACCCAAACAGTAAGGAATCACATGGCGGCTACTGCGTTTGACGTAGTCATCAAGGAAATTGAGGAGCGCCGGGAATCCATCGCCCAAGCGCTTATCTCAGGCGCGGCAAAAGATTTTGCCGAGTACAAATTCATGACGGGGGAAATTCAGGGTCTTTCCCGTGTTCATGCTTTTACAACCGACCTTGCGAGAAAGATGGAAAACGATGAGTGAACTACTCCTGAGCGATGGGCAAAACACCACGGTTCTGCCGCAATCTGACATTGAAAAGGCCAAGCAGGTTCCTGATCCTGTGACCTATCA